GTTGTAAATAATAGAGTTTCGAGTTTTTCAGATTTTATGCAACGTAAGTAAGTAATACTTGCATACTTTTTTTAATCACAATAAATAATAAAAAGAAATACAATAAATGGGTCTAGGCAATTTTAACTTACTTGGAGGAAACTCAAACACTGGTGAAGCAGGAAAGTCTACGAGTGATATGCTCAGTATAACTGATTCATTACCTCAATTGAAGGACACATATACTGATAAAGCACATGGTGCAGTTGATGGTCCTGGAGGAAACGCAATGGCCGTTCAGGGCACAGATTCTGCATTTAATCCATTTTATATATTTAGATACGCAAAATATGGATCAATTGCAGGCAAAGACTATTCTCCAGAATACCATCGTGATCTAAATGACATGAGTAGTGCAAATCTATTGGAAGCAGGTGCAAAGAGTCCTCTGACTAAAATACAAGAACATAAAGCATACTCTGAAAATCCATCTGCTGGTGAAATAATTAAATGGGCAGCAGCAAATGGAGATCAAAATAAAGCAGACACAATAGTTGGAGCGCTTCCATATCAATGGAATGACTTCCTATGGTGTAAATGGTATGGAAAGATACCAAATAATCGTCTTCTAACTCTACGCAGATATCCTATTCCAGTAGAAGATAGCGTTCAGCTTGCTGCTGAAAAAGCACCGCTAATTCCTATTGCACAAGCAGTAACTTGGTGGGGCGGAGATACTGATAATAAACTATCAAGCCTACTTGGAATTCAGTATGGTTGGAATTGGACACCTAAGACTGCAAAAGTACAAGATGTTACCGGAAATGAAATTAGTGCAGCGGCATTACTAGATGCTGCTGGACTAACACAAGCCGAAAATCCAAATCTTCGCAGCATACTACTAGCGACACTGTTTAGTAATAATGACAATCCATATGCCGCGACCGGATATGATGAGAAAATGCAGGATTGGATTAAAACTGCATATGGTGAAGAGGGGCAATACTGGAATCGTGTTCGAGGTCCACTAAACGTGATTAACGAAACAAAGATTCGTACTCAAGGATTTACATATCAACATCCAATCACTATGAAGTTCGCATATAAATTAAGATCATTTTCGAATATTAATCCTCGAATAGCAATGCTTGACCTAATTACGAATTTCTTATCACTAACATACAATAAAGCAGAATTTTGGGGTGGAGGAATCCGATACTTCCAAAAAACTGGATTTATCCTTCCTGGAATACCGAGTCAAAAATTTGAAGGCGGCGATTTTATTGGCGGAATCCAAGATGTTATTCAATATATGCTAGGTCAATTGCAAGGAAAAGGGGAAGAACTTACAAAAGCAATTGGCAGTATTTCACAAGGAGTAAAAGATGAAGACCTAGGCGGAGTTTTAGGTGCCGTACAAAAATCTCAAAGTGCACAGAATATTGCTGGATCTTGGGTAAGTCAATTAATGGCAACTCCACTGCTTATGCGTTCATTCTTAGATGGCAGAGCAGTCGGCGAATGGCACCTAACTATTGGAAATCCAATGAATCCACTGGCTGTTATTGGAAATTTATGTATGACTAGTACAAAAATTGAATTTTCAGATGCATTAGGATTAGACGATTTTCCAACAGAAGTTACATTCACAGTAACTCTAGATCACGGTAGACCTAGAGCAAAACAGGATATTGAATCAATGTTTAATTTTGGTGGTGGATCTATGGGATTCACAGCATTACCACAATCATCTGCATCATATAACTCATATGGTGAACATAATAGTATCACCGCAAATAACGCAAAAAAAGGAAGGAGTGATACTACTGCCCCAGCAAGCCAGTCGCCTACACAAAGGACATCAAGCGCTCAAATATTCGAATATGATAGTGCTGGTGCAGAAACCGGAATATTAAGCACGGCTGGAGCAGATGAGCTGGCCGGCTATTTTAAATCAAAGGTTGCTCGAGCGTACGGTACAAAATTTGCAGAGTCAAACTCACTACCTGATTACTTTAGAACTCTAAAAACAAAAGACTAATATGCTAATAACTAGACTACTTAGATTAAAGAATATTTTTACAACTCCAGTCGGAGATCGAATTATTGACTTAATTAGTTCATCATTCGATTTCAAAAAGGACTCAGGCATCTCTGAAGGTATTATTCGAGTAAAGGAAGAAGAAATAATGCGCCCTGACCTATTGGCGATTAGACTCTATGCAGATCAACAATATTATGAAGCTCTATTGAAATATAATGGAATCTCAAATCCATTTTCACTAGACGAAGGAGATCTTCTACTTACTCCACAATTTAAAAGTTTAGAAGCGATGTTAGTATCACCTAAACAGGTAGTAGATAAGGGTGCACAGAAGAAAGACAGTAATGAGTCTAAACTTCTTAATCCAAAAACAGTTAAAGATAAGAAGAGATTAGAGGCTCTAAAAGATAGAGTAAAAGAAATAGTTCCACCAAACGTAAATACTGGTGGAAACAAGAATGTGAAAGTAAAAGACGGTAAAGTTATCTTTGGAGAAGACGTAACTCAGGTAAAAAAAGATAATTGCCCAATACCTATTTCTAGAGCAAGACTAATTCAGCAATTAACTAAAGCAAATCTATTTTAATGTCATTTGGACAAATTATAAAAGGAACACTCTTACCGAAAGTACCGTTAAAAACGCTATTTGAAGAAGATACTTCTGCTGATTCTACTGCCCAGGCTGGATATAAAGCACCAAAATCTTTACCGAGTGCTGCAGAAAAAACTGGATCAACCACTCCATATATTAAAATCGGAGGACAAATAGTAAAGGACATTGAAACCATGACGATCGATGAGACGGGTTTTATTCCAACTATTCAATTAACATTTGCTGATCAATTTGGCGAATTTGCTGGAGACTATTTTCCAAAGACTGATCTTATACTCAGCGTATATTTAAAAGTAGGTACTGAAAAACTTAAACCAATTCGCTGTGACTTCTTAATTACTGGGGTCAAATCAATTCCACCAAAATACACTGGCGAAAGAAAAGGAGTCTCAATCGGTATAACATATATGATACGTGGTGAATTGTATATTCCAACGATCTATATGAATATTTCAAAAAGCTATCCTAACCTGAATTCAAAAGATGCACTTAAAAAGATCTGTGATAATGTCGGTTTAGGCTTTGCTGAAAATGAAAGCACGCCAAATGATAAGATGACCTGGATTAATACAAATATGGGCACTTTGCAATTTATGCAAACAATTGCAGCACATGCCTATCAAGACGATGATTCATTCTTTATGGCATTCATTGATAAGTATTACTATTTGAATTATATTGAAGTAAATAAGCAATTAAAAGTTGAAGAGGCTCAAAAAACTTTTTTAACTGCAGCAAATCCATTAATGAGCGGAATAAATCAAAATGTGAAAGATTCTGCGACTCGAGATCAACTTGAAGAAGAAACAACGATTAATTATTTGACCACTGAACTAGAATATAAAGGCAAGTCAAATTATATTGTGTCCATGAATTTACTTTCTGACCAGGGACAAATTATTAAAAACCAAGGATATAAAAAACATATTTTTTATTACGATCACTTAAAAGCAACAAAGAAACCCGTTGAGAAGTTAAAAGATTTCTTTATGAGCCCAATTAAAAGTATTGATCGTTCACAAGATCAACATTTGGTCCCAACTGAACTCAGTCTAGCAAATAATGAAATTAAAAAATGGATGAATATCGATTATGGAAATAATCATCCAGAATGGAATGCCGCACGACTTGTCAACTCACATAATTTAAAAGAATTAGATAAAATTCGTCTTAAAGTAACAGTAGATAATATTAATTTTCAAGTGGCTCGAGGATTTACGATTCCAGTAATGGTTTCAATACAGCAGGCAGAGAAAGTGATGAAAGCAACTGAACCTTCTGAAACGCAGAAAGCAAAAGATCCAAATGATGAAAAATTAAATCGACAAACCGTTGATAAACAGCTTAGTGGATATTATTATGTATCGGGAGCAAAATATCACTATGACAAAATGCACCATGCCGGTCTATACACAGAATTATTTTTATCAAGACGCGAATGGGCGCCATCTAAAAAAACTAGTTAACAATGCCACATAATTTTTATGGAATACAAAATAAAGTAGACAATTTTAGAAAAGGAACCTTCATTGATCCATACGATGAACCTACATACTTGACGTTTGCGTTAGATTTTAATTTTGATGATGCAGAAATCGTATATGACTCAACACATCTTGCAGTATCTCCACTATTTGGCGAAAAAGAAGACAGTATGATTACGTTTCTAAAGAATCGAGGTCATGAAGATAAAGCGCATGGCATGAAAGTATTTAAGAATGTCCTACGCTTCCTAACATTTGATGCACCGTGGTATTTTCAAAGTATTAGCGGACTTGGCGCAATGTGGAAAGGCGCAACAGACATGGAAACGGGTTGGAAAGGAAAAACCGCATCATTAACTGTTGAAACACTTGAAGCAGTTGACTTAAGAATAACCGAATTAGCGGATATTTATCGTAATGCCGTGTATGATAAAGTATATATGCGTGAACGCGTTCCGGATAATTTAAGATGGTTCTCAATGGACATATATGTTGCAGAAGCTCGAAATATTCGATACCGAATCCCAGGAGTTGGACAAAATGTCGCGACTCTATTGGGAGTTAATACTGGCGCAATTGGAAATATTGTCGGTGGAGGAAATATTCTATCTAATGTATTAGAACAGTATGGATATATCAAATTCAAGTGTCGCCAGTGCGAATTTGATTTTTCTGATACTTTTGCTGGAGGAAGCAAACTTGATGTTACTCCAAAAAATACTCCAGCGACAAATTCATTTAAAATCAATATTGGTTACTTTGAAGAAGAAAGCAAATATGCAGATGGTAGTAAATTATATGATGATGCTATAAAAGCAAGCATACATAACCCATGGAGTGCACGAAATGTTGGTACTCTTGCACAAAACGCAGTATCATTCCTTTCTGGATTACCAGTAATCGGTAATGATATTCAACAGGAGAGTCAAAAAATACAGAATGCCCTAGCGACCGTTGGCGGATTAATTAATCCAGCATTAGGTGCAGCAAGTAATTTCTTAGAACCGCCAGTAACAGATTTAGGAAATGTTTATGGCAAATAAACCAAATCACCTTTTTAAGATATAATCTAATATGGAAAGTAATCACGATATAAACAGAAGAGCAAGCGATTTAATTGATAAACAATTTCTAGGAATTGTAGAAGATCCAAATGACCCTAGAAAAGAGGGCAGAGCAAAGATTCGTGTGATTAGTATCTTTGATGATATTGCAGTTGAAGATTTACCATGGGCATATCCTAAACAGAAATCTGCATTCTTTGGTAAAGGTGGTCTTGGAGGATCCCTTTCTGTTCCAAAGAAAGGATCGGTCGTTGCAGTTCGGTTTGATAATGGAAATCAATATTCACCAGAATACTATTCCTTACATGAAATCGGAGACGATGTTCGAGAAGAACTTGGAAAAGATGGAGAATATTTAGGTTCACACATTGTTCTATTTGATGGAGATGAAGAGTTAAAAATATGGTTCTCCATCAGTAAAGGCATTACGATGCAACTAAAAGGTTCCAGAGTAAATATTGGTCGTGATAAAGCAATTACAATTGAACATGACCAAACCCAATCAATTATTGAATTACGTGGTGGAAATATTACGATGCATGCCAACTCTAGAATTGAGATGACTTCAGGCAGCGAAATAGAAGCTGCATCAAATGATATTTGGATAAATGGAAATTTCGTAAAAGTAGGTCATAATCCAGTAACTGGACCAGCAGTATTAGGCGATACTTTGTTCCTGTTGCTGACTGCCATGGCCAGCGCAATTGATGGAAAATATCCACCTACTCCGGGTGCGATTTCAGCAGTTGTGAACACCTTTAAAGAAGGTACACTTTCCAAGACAGTAAAAGTATCGTTGTAATTACCGACGGTATAGATTTCCAATATTCTCATATCGGATAACTTTATTTAGGGCAGATGTTGGGTTAACTGAGACCATTTTGTAGCCTAGACTCTTTAGCCTTCTAAAATTATCGAGCATTTTATCGAATCTTGGAGCATACCAATCGTCTCCATGATTATTTCGGGTAGTATGTTCTGCAGTTTTCCAAAAGTGGCTTGGTTCTTGCCAAGTCAGAGAAACACCAGCAATATAGAAGATACAATCGCTCTGTTGTCTGTGTTCTCTAGAAAAAATCTGAAGTCCAGTAGAGATTGAATCTGGAAATTGTAATTTATTTGATCGTTCAAATACTTTCACCCAACTTGGAATATTCGCATTTCTCTTTTTTGCAGCAGGAAGCAACCAGTCACTTGCAAAAATATTGGACTTTTGAATAAGTTTAGATCTTATTTCTGGAGCAACCTCTAATTCTTCAACAATATCATAATCATGGAAGAAAAAATAGTTTGGGATATGTTTTAGCCAAATGCGATTTACGCCAAAGGTAATGACGTCTGGTGCAAGTTTATCAAACGAGATTTGATTAATCTGTGGATCGTTTCCTAAAACGAGAACTCTAGTCTTTGCCATTTAACCAATCCTCAGCATTCATATTTTTATCATCAATGAATACATCATATATTGGCTTTCCGAACTTCAATTCATGATACTGGACACCCCAGGCGAGGAGTTGTGACTCAGTTAATTGTCTCCAATCCAGACCAGACCCAGTGCCTCTAGCAGTCCAGAAAACGATGTAGTGTCCTTCTGCATATAACTTATTAACTTTGGTAATTGCTGCGGGTATTGGCACAGATGATGAATAGTCGAGTGTACCGCCACGCACAGTTAATTTACAAATCGTATCGTCAATATCAATGTAATATATCACCTTCGATTTCGATATTTTTTTCGAGTTTAAATTTCTCCCAGTCCGACGCACTCATAAGATTTGGAAAACGTTCTCCACCATTACATGATTTTTTCACATACATTTTACCTGGAACAGAACATCCACAGTAGACACAATATCCATATTCCATGCAATCATCTTTGCAGACAAGTGAACGATATAGAACCTGTTCACGCTCATGTTTTGGAAGAAGATGCATTTTATCGCCTAGCATTTTTAGGTTGCCTTCAATAAATTGAAAGACTTTCTTTGGTGTGATTTTCATTTTCCTCTAAGTGTTTTTAAAATGTTTAAAAGTAATTGTACTAATTTAAAAGCCATGATATACAAGAAGTGATGGTTTCTTCTTTATTTTTTACATAGTCATTTTCCCAAATGACCTTAACCGAATATCCAATTGACTCGACGTGTTGTATTTTTTTTAAATCTCTATCCCATATTTCTTTACATGTAATTCCATTTAATCTTTTCATTTTTAAGTTAGGATCAGGATATTTTAGTGGATTCGCATGCCATAGATCTCCATTAAACTCTATAATTTTCTTTATTGACGTTATGGTAAAATCATATAGATATGTCGATTCATTAAATTTTCTTATAAATTCAAAATTCAATGATGCATAATACGTTTTTTGCTGAAGAAATGCGGGTAATTTTAAATATATCGAATTAAATAATTCTTGAGATATTTTAGAATATGAATAATTTAATTGACCAATATTTTTGACTCCATATTTATGTAAATTTGTATTTTCCCTCAGCTCCTTAGTTTTTAATTTTTGAGAATCAGTCTTCGATCTCTTTGTTGAATTTGTTTTATTTATTATTTTTTGACGTTCTTCTGGTTTTTTAGAAAACCATGAATTTAATTTTTTATTTTTAATAAGATTAGATTGAGAAACATATTCAACTCCATATCTTTCTAAATTGGTCTTTTTTATTTTGTCTTTAATTTGTGTGGATTGCCACGGATTTTCAACTCCATGTTTTAATAAATTATTTTGCTTCGTTTTTAATTTTACTGAATCTAATTTTTGAGGGAAGGCAGTTCCATATTTTTTCAAATTAGTTTCTTTTCTTTTTTGTTTAGCTTTTTCTATTTTTTCAGTAGAATAGTTTTTACAGGTAGCCAATAGAGAGTCTTTCATCTTTTTTGAATAGCATAATATACAAATATTATAGTATTTTCTACTATTCGTTTTTTTAAAGACTATACTTTTCATTTTAGCCAAGTCGGTTTCATTACATATTTTACAACTAATTTGATTCATATCCTGAATAACCTATTTTAGTTATTTATCCTCTTAAAGTCTTCTTTTTATGTAATTCTGACTCAAATACTTTACGCAATCCATATATGCCTCTAGATGACTCGATTTCGCGAATGTTTTTAATTAACAATGCAAATTCAGGAAGATCTGATGAACTTAACTGATCACTTCCCCAGAAATTTCTATCTAGTGTGATATGTCTCTCTATCCAAGTTGCTCCATATAAAATAGATGAAGCACAAGTAACAATCGATCTTTCATGAGATGAATATCCTACTTCAAATGCATTGTTAAATTCGTGTGATGCATTCAAATGAGAAAGATAACGAATATACTCTAAATTCAATTCTTCAATTGGCGACGGATATGTTGAATTTGTATGAAATACTACGTCTGGCTTGCCAGTTTGAATCGCAAGATCAATTTCATCCTGTGTACTCATGCCGGTTGAAATTAATAGAAAATCAGAATTTTCTCGAGCATATTCAACTAGATCTAAGTCATGAATAAGAGCCGACGGTATTTTTGTCATTACTCCCCATTTACCATTTGGAAGTTTTGTGTTAAATCGACGCATTGCATCAACTGATTTTTTATCCCAAACTGATGCGAACCATGGAATACCCTTAGCTTGACAATAATCATCAAGTATGTCATACTGTGCTTGTGAAAACTCAATATCTAACTTATATTGAAAATAAGTAGTTTCACCATTTCTCCAAGGAACGATCTTTGATTTGCTGCGTTCTTCAATAGGAACACATAATTCAGGATCGCGTCTCTGAAATTTAACATAGTTTGCACCAGCTGCGTGTGCAACATCAATTAGAGCTTTTGCATTTTCTATAAACTTTGAAGAATCTGTTCCATATGCATAATTAATACCGATTTCTGCAATTATTATTGTTTTTTCCATGTTATCCAAGGTGACCATTTTTTAGATTTAGTGTAATTACGAGATAGTCCATTTTTTGATAACCATGATCTACCGATATCTTTTGAAAATTCAAATTGTTGATTTACTAAAACACTTTTATGTAAATGTAAATTATTTTTTTTATTTCTAAAAATAAGCTTCATCTGATATTCTGGATTCAAGTTATCTACCATATGCGGTAAATATTTTTTAATATGAGTTGTTGAAAAGATGCTTGGAACAAATGTCGGCTCTCCGACTTCATTAAGTCCAATTGCCGTCTTTTGTTTATTTAGCACACACTGCAAATTAGATGAGCCGACTGCAGATATTAGTCTAGGTATTTCAACAGGTCGTAAAAGCTCCCAATCATCTTCTAAATGAAAAAAGTATGGGCCGTTCACTTGAGAAAAGCACCAGATAATTGCTTTTGCAAAATTTGCGGTATTTGGAAAATTGACAACAACTGTACCGAAATATTTTTTAGCGACTTTCTCAACAGCGTCTATATTATTTACTGTGGGTGAAGGATCGATGTTAATGTATAGTATGCTCGATTTAAAATCTACACCCTGTAATTTAGAACAGTAACTTGAGTATGTTCTATTTAATATTTCTGATCGATTACATGCAGTTGTTGTAAATTCCAATGCTATTAATTTTTCCATGTGCGGTATGGTATTCCGAATATATTTTCACAAGTAGTCAACGTAACTTGATTTAATCCAGGAAATATTATTTTTTTAAAGTCAACTGATTTACTGTTTTCAGTTACTGATTTTATACTATTTACTAGATCTTGCGTTCTTTCACGTTTAAATATCATTCGAGTAGTCGAGTCATATTTTAATAATATATCCTTACGTACTGTTTCCATATGGTGCATCGTAATAATATTTGGAGTAAATTCATGTCGCTTAGGAGACACTGGAGAAATTCCTCGAGTCGGATCACATTTTACGAAAAATGAGGTACTCATCCTAGACTCATTTGAAATCTTGCAGATAAATGGGACTCGAATTGAATCATACCCACGATGTACAATTGGAATATTTACATAATTAATTAAGCGAACAGCAGTCGACTCAAATCCAGAAGTTTTAATTAGATTTTTAGCGGTTGCAAATTGATCAGAAGTATAGAATTCGTCGACGTCCATACATAAATAGTGAGTACATGAATTACGTAGAGCCGCAGAAAGACCGACCTGTCTCTTAGCCCGTTCATAACTCTTTGCAGTAAGAATTGAAGATTGCGTCTTGTTTCGAAGAGGCACAAATGAACTAAAGAGTATTAGTTCATCAATTTGTCCAGAACGTGCAAGAGATTTAAGTATGATCAGATCAGCAGCAGATAATTTCTTTCCAAACCATGAAAAATTCTGATAAATTACGCTGATGTGGTTAGCATGCTTCCTAATTTGACGAATCGAGTGTTCTAGCAATTCAACTCCATCAAATACAATATATGATACGCTGAGTTTCATCCTTTAACGTTATTAGACTACATCTAATACTATATGGGATACTTCAAGTTTTGTTACTTGATTGTTCTATTGCTTTTAAAAATAGAAAATTCAGTAAGATCACGATAGCCGTTTACTTCTCCCTGATCTGCGACATGTTCTGGATAATTTTGTAATAGGCATAGTCCCTGTGCAGCTTCCTGCGGAGTCATATACATATTCCAGCCAAACGATGTAATATCATCTTCTTTATAGAAGCGTTCGCTTCGGCCTTCATATCGAGCACGCTTAAACCAGTCAACTGCAGCTAAATCATCAGTCAGTATCATTCCACCTTTACCTATTCCTAATTGTTTTTTAATATGAAATGAAAGACACATAAATGATCCTGGAATATACATATTTGATGTAAGTCTTTTAGCTGAATCATATAGTGGATATGGTTTAATTTGATAAATTCCAATCCAGTGATTTGTTTCAGGGCGTGTGTCAAAAATTACTTCTCCTCCAGCTTGAGTTATACTCATCGGCACTGACAAATATGTTTTTGATGGAATAATTGCTTCTTTAACTTTTAAATATGTACAGCAAAGAAATAGTGCATTTGTGCAGCTATCGACTGATATTGCATATTTTGCACCAGTATATAATGCAAGTTCTTCTTCGAACATTTGAACGATCTTGTACGGATTGTGTTGTTTGATTGGCATAATAAATTAATTATTTTTAGGTATGAATTTTGCTTTAGTTGGAAGAAGATATTTCATAAAATTAATTTCATCACTAGTTAATCTTTTAGTATATGTTCTATTACTAACATTAAAATATGAAATATTATCGCTTAGTATTTCAGAATCATCTAAAATTATTTTAATAGATGTAGGCGAACCGTATTCCTGATAATAAGTTATCATTTTTTTATATTTTTCAGCAATTGTCACTTCTTTAAATTGAGAAGGAATTTTTCCAGTTAGGTCTTTAGCTGGTGATCCGCCATATATGTGATTTTCTTCCATATCTTTCGTTATCACACTTCCAACTAATGCCATGGACCGATCCTTTGCAGTTATTGGAGAAATGATACAGTGGCCGACGAACCAACAATCATTTCCAACAATAAGAGACTTTTTTGAATTATAATTACAACCTTCAAGATCGTCGCCATATAAAATATGTGACCATAATTGTGAATGTGCGCCGATTCCACAATTATTACCAATCGTTGTTCCGCCGATACTATCAATAATTGTATATTGCCCTATCCAAGCATTATGACCAATTTTGAGTGGCTTATATCCATGTAAATTGGTATGATGGTGAATTTTACAATAATCGCCAATCTCTAAGTCATCTACTATTATTTGAACATGATCTCCGATATATGTATTATCGCCAAGTTTTACTCTGCGAGCTTTTCCATCGAGTCCTCGAATAATTGCAGTTGGAGAAATAATAACATTTTTTCCAATTTCTAAATTTTCAACTTGTATATTTTCCATTGTATATTTTTTATTTTTTCCAAAAGTTTAAATCAAGCCACTCTCTTCCACAAAAAATATTACGAGTTTCTTCTGAAATATTTGTTTGAATTGAACCAATATATTTAGATTCGTGCTCTATTAATTTAATTAAGTGAGGTATGCTTTTATACTTAATAAAATTAGGAAGATCTGAATGACCGATCCCTATTGTTTTTCTTCCCATATGTCCAAGTTCAAACATTGCAGTACAGCCTCCCTTTGGAGTAGGCTTAACATATACAAAACTTTTTTTGTAAAAATTTTCCATTAGCTCTGGAATTAATAAATTATCGGTATATATGATTTTATTTTCTCCAAAATATTTAATTAATGGAGTTATTACATTATCCCATTGAAAATAATTAGATCGAGTTCCCTTTATTCCACGATAAACATATATTTTATCTCCCAATGGACACGAAGCAAACTCTGAATAGTTCTTTATTTGAAGATATAGTAATTTATGAGGAATTGAATAGTCCTTCAAAATTTTTGAAAATTCTCCAGGATAGGCAAGAGTAAATCCATTTCCGTTGGTTGTAATATTATATACGTAACTCAAAGAATCGTGCCGCATATCTCCGCCGCCCCAAATAATAATTGAATTTGACTTATGTACAGTCAAGACGTCTAAATCGGCTTGAGTGTATAGACCAAAAAAAATTGCAGGAGAAGTAGGATTCGAATATTTTTTTAATTTCCAAAAATTTCTAAAATTTTCTCCAAAGGTAGCCTCAAGAGTAGGAGATATGTAAACTTGAGAAATCATAAATTTTTAAATTTATTTTTTTCAGCACTGCGTCGAATATTATATTCGGAATATAAATATTCTTGTGAAAGTTTCGGAGGAGTTTTTTCAGTACTTCCAGGATTATGGCGATCCATTTGTTCAGAATAAAAAGGGTTTGTTAAATAATGTTTATTTCTACGCAAATTAGTCGATAGTGCTTTTTTACATAATTCTTTTGCAAAATATCCCATTTTAAGTCCATCTGGTAAATTAAATCCTCCAATACCATCAAACAGTTTTCGGTTAATTATTGTGCTTCCCAATCCTGTAACTTGACGATAATATGTATGATTATTTACCATTTTAAGTTGAGTATCTCCTTCTTTAATTGGAAAGTTAAAGAAGGTGACCATTCCGCAATCTTTAAATTCATTTAATATTTGAACACAGGCATTATCCCATCCTCTATGGAACCACATGTCGTCACAAGTCATCACAAAGTATTCAGAAGAAGTTGCTTCAATTACCTTATTAAATGATTTAGCACTACCTAAATTTTCAGAATTAATGATAACTTCATCAATTTTACCGAATGATTTCATTTCGAGAAGCCATTCATTTGTTCCATCATTTGAATTATCTGAAATAATAAAGAGTCGGTATGGTATTTTAGTGGCGGCAATAATTGACCATACACAATTTTTTAAATATGCGAGTCGGTTATATGTTACTACACAAATATCTATCGGTTGTTGCATTTTTTACTTATTTTTTTAGATTTATTATTTCCATGTATTACCCATTTACAATATCCTTCAGGCAATAATATAATATTTTTAGTAATTTCATACATTTGTCCATGTTTTCTTTCGTTAACGTGGTGAATTGAATTTAATTGGCATAGACTTAAAAACATTGAACATCTCTCATCATGGTATTTGGGTAAATGAATTTCAGAGCCAGTCAAATAATCAAATTTAGTGGGTTGAACGTGTATAATAAAGGAATTAAATTTTTTAATATTGTGTAAATATTCAGTCTGTATACGGTCGACATAATTATGTGACATCCAATCATCACAATCATGTCGAGTCTGAATATTAGGTTTGTTATGTGTTACGTATTCAATAAAACCAGTATTATCATATACCGCATCAAATGAAAAATCTAATTGTTCTCTTAAATATTGTTCATCGTTCTTATTAATTATAAGAACCCAAGTAAATTTTTTTTGAGTTTGAGATTTTAATGCCGGAATTAAAACGGATTTTGTAATAATTAAATATTTATTAAGTAAGCAGCGGTCAGTAAAATTTAGTCTCGATATAATAATGTGTTTCATAATTAATTTATTTTTTCGAGTAGAGTTATTTTCTTAGTAATTGGGATGTGCCAATCTCGATTTTGTTTAATCCATGCACAATGCTTATTTCGAATCTTTGATCCATGAGTCGTCTCTGGATTTTGAGTAAGACTTGCTTTGTGAATTCGACGATAAAATAAGTACTGATTAATTTCAATAATATGCAATCTATTTGCTTGACACCGTTTAATAAATTCAGTGTCGGCACCGCATATCCAGGGTTGAAATCCACCGACTCTTTTAAATGATCCTGCAGGTATGAAGAAGACTCCATGTGCAGTTACTGAGTGATTATCAGTGGATTCGACAGGATTTTCATCATTCTTAAAATTTGTGAATTTGAAGCGTATTTGAGAAGATCCATTATTATATGTTGAAAGCATGGTGAATAGTAAGTCTTTCATAATATCATCCGCATCAAAAAACAAGATATTTGAATATTTAATGTAATCAACTAGACTGTTTCTAATAATATACGGCCCGACAGAGTCGGTCGTTCTAAATATTTTTAAATTTGGATATTTTCCTCGAATTTGAATTAATTTAATTAGAGTAGAGTCGCAATTATCAACGCCGACTAATATTTCAGTAGGTATTGTTAAACATCGTATAGAATCTAAGCAAGCTTCAATATATTCACTGGCTTTATATGCAGGAATAATTATACTGATTCCGTCCAATAATACTCTACTTCTAGTTGGAATATCTCGTGGAATTTCAGGTGAAACTATTTCAGTAAATGAACTAGGTTTTAACAGGTTCTGGGAAACTGTGTGGTTTTTATGTAACCATACTTGATTTATCTTAAAATATTTTGTCGAATTTGTGCCAAACGTCTCAAATAATATATGATGTGCGTCTTTTAATTTCCAAGTTAACTGATGAAATTTTGAATCACTAAATTCAGTCGACTTGTATGATATAATAGTCGACGGTATTGCTTGTTCTAAAATATATTTCTCTAACGTGGGTGAATTTATGTATTTTGAAATATCCAGCGGTCGAGCTAGATAAAATAAATTTAGGCCAGGAGTTGCAGTAAATTCATTTGCTGAAAGAATATCAGTTACTTCTTTAAAAAAGAGAGCTGAACTTGAAAAGAATAATACTTTTGATAATCCTAAATTAAATAAGGTAAATCTAAGATTTGAATAAATTTCAGCACCAGTATTTGACCGATTTGAAACAGTTGAATATTTTGCAAATATTGGATCTCCAGTAACATCAATCACCTCAACCTTTGGATAAATTGATCTAACTATCTCAATATTTCGATCTGACACTGGCAAACTCTGATGAGATATGAGATAGAGTGTGCCAGTAAACCACTTGTTCGTTTCAACAAAGCTGAAAACACTGTTTCGCGTAAAATGGAATGATGCGTCGCTAATCTCAGTTGCAACATTAATATTATTATCCATTAAATTGGTCTAGTTCTTTTTGTGTATCGACATCAATGACGTCGGGTATTGGGTAAAATATAGTAGTATCACAGTAAAGATTACTGTTTAGATTATATATACTGCCCGCTTTAAATATTGAAACAAAGTGGCTTATCTCAAAGACCTTTGGATAATCCTGGCGTCGATATAAGTCGTGTGTGACAAGTTGTCTTCCAAATATTCCATCTACTCCATGTTCACGAAGACAAAGGTATGGATGGACCGGTGCTTCTTTTTTGCAAAGCATTGAATCTGTTAGACCATGTTGATAATACTCTAGAAAAAACTGAATAGCCGACTCGACATTCTCCCAAGTACGCTGGGGATAAGTTAAGTATAGTGTCACAATTAATTCTTCCGGCTTAGTATGAATTGAGTTAATTGCGTGCATAAGAACATCTCGAACAGATGTAGTATCTTCTGCCAGTTCATCAGGTCGTCTAATAACTTTAAATCCATAATCTTTTGCCTGTAAACTAACAACTGGATCATTTGTCGTTACAATAACTGAACTTATTATGTTTTCAGGTATGATATTCGCAGTATGTTCGAAAAGAGTACGATTTTTAAAAGGTAAACCCTTTGACCCAAGTCTTGCTGGAATAATTATTTTCATAGCTTATCGAATTGATCGAGAGTTATTTTTGGTAGCTCAACCAGACTTTGCTGGCTAAGATTATAGAGTGAAACTCCACGCTTTCCAAGTTCAATTTTCAAACTAGTATAGGCAGAATTTACCTTGTTAAGATAATTTATTTGAATCACAGGATGGGCTCCATCTTTTGGATTATAGAAGTGTCCATTGGTAAAGTCTACACCAATTAATCCAATATTCTTTGCACCAAGCTTATATGCAAGTCCAATTGCAACATACGGCGAATTAACAAAATGGTCAATTCGATTTGGGTCATCGAGATGCCTGATTGCTTTTGACCCAAGCTCAAAAGTTACTAGATTCTTATGCCGCCAGCCTTTGGAACAAGTAAAAAGGTATTTTGCCGTTGATTCATTGACGAGTTTACGGCGACGCTCTATTGCAAATCGGTTTGGATGATCAGTTACTACTAAATATGTCGGTTGAAATAGAGCAGGAACATCATTTACACCAATCGTAATGTATTTAGAATGAACATCCTTAAATGGAAGTAGTGACATGCCACATCCGCATACTATAATGTTTTCACCTTTATGTATGCCGATAAATTCTCGTAAACTTTTAATTAAAACAGACACGCGTAGAACTTTTTCTTTTTTTTTTATACAATATAGATGACAAAAAGTTTAGACAAATGGATTATTATTCGATATTAGGTGTTTCAAAAACAGCAACGACTGCTGAGATTAAAAAGGCATATCGTTCACTGGCTCTAAAACACCATCCGGACACTAATCCGGATGATAAAACAGCAGAGGATAAATTCAAATCTATTGCAGAAGCATATGAAGTTCTTAGTGATGAAACCAAGAGAAAACAATATGATTCTCCAAAACAAAGCACAAATCCGACATATAATTATGACGAATTTGTTAAATCATATGGTGGACAGTTCTCCACAAGTCAATTTAGACAATCTCGAGAAACAAGTAATAGTCGAGGGCGAGCCTCGCAGGGTAAAACACACGCACCACCACCAAACACCACATATTTAGATATAACTGTGAGCGAAGTAATCTCTCTTTCTGATGCAATGCTTGGAAAGAAGATCGAATTGACATATACTCGAAAAAAGATACGATATACTGGACAGGCAGGCGAAATCATTACGTACACTCGAGATGATGAAGAAAAAGAGATTAGTATTCAATTAAGTTTACGTAAGATGTACCTCCAAATCAAACGTGAAGGCTCTAGATACTTGGCCAAGGTTCGAGTTGCTAAGCTTGGAAACGAAGATGTGCATACTCGCCGAAATATTTGGGGTGATATTGAACAAGTTCCGATCTTTGGAGATCTTTATGTTGAGATCGGATTCGATGTTCCAGAAAAAGTTGAAATCGTTGATAATACTATTGTTCACCGTGTAGAAATTCCGCTCTATAAAGTTGTTACTAAGGACTCAAAAATTCGTATTGAAACAATCCTTAATAAAAAATATGATGCTGAAATAAATCAGCCCAGAAGCTTAACTGATCTTAGGTTTGTATTACCTTCCGAAGGAATACTCAATGACTCAGGTATACTTGGAGACTATCTCATTAAGTTTGACATACTTACTCCAGATCCAACCAAATTAAATAAAGAAGAAAAAGAAACATTCTTATCCTTATTGAGCACTATTTAATATTGCCCATGAATTTTTCAATATAATCCTTAATAAATAATAAAAAAATTTAAGGCTTTGATAAATTTAAACAATAAGTTGAGTGACAACGTTGTCCTCATTATTGAGAATGTCGGTCAGAAACTCCAAGTACAATCCTCTGGACAAAACGGTACCGTTTTAGAAGGTGTTTGTGCAGTATTCGGTGAAATGAATAATAATCGTAGAGTTTATGAAAAGAACGAATACTTGCCACATCTTGGATATCTTAACGAAAAGATTACTAAGAAGCAGTTAGTTGGGACACTCGACCACCCACAACACTTTGAACCAAAGTTAACTGAAGCATCACATATCATTGAAAAATTAAACTATGATGGTGATAATAGAGTCTTCATTAAACTTAGAATCCTAGAAAACACTCCTACTGGAAAAATTGCAAAAGCTCTACTTGATGGTGGAGTACAATTATCAATCTCTTCAAGAGCAGCAGGAACCGTGAATGAAAGCGGCCGTGTTACATTACAAAGAATATTTACATATGACTTAGTTGGTGAACCAGGTTTCACTGAAGCTATTTTAAAACAAACAGTAAGCGAATCGTTGAAAAATGAATTTCAAATGATTACTGAAAGCTATAGCCATCTGAAAGAAGTTTCATTTATTTCTGCTAAAAACTTAGTTGATGTATCTGAAAGTTTAAATTTTGCAGATAATTTTAAAGTCTATAAGATAAATAATTCAAATAAAGAGTTAGGAAGTATCTTCCAATCGACTCAAAAAACACAAAAAAATAGCACAACAATGGCCGATTTTGTAACAAGAGAACAAATGGATCAGTACTCAGAAGTCTTGAAAAATCAGTTTTCTGGTATTAAAAAAGAATTAAGCACTCAAAAAGCAATACTTGAATCTGCTGATTCTGACACTCGTGAATTAAAACTTGCAGGTTTCGTTAATTATTTAGCAGAACAACTTGAAGGAGTTATCAATTATGCTGATTATATCTCTAACAAACTTAATGAGTCAATTAAATATACTGAGCATGTTGCAGAAACTTCGAACAACAGTATTGAATACACTAATTATGTTGGAGAGAAATTAAATCAATCGATTAATCACCAAGATTATATGGCTGAGAAATTAAATCAATCGATTAATTACGCAGAGTATATCAAAGAAAACTTAAACAATTCACTTAAATACCAAAACTACCTAGCTGAAGAGTTAGACAAAGGATTACAATATACTGAGTATGTTGCGATTGGTACAAACAAAGGAATTGAATATGCTGAGCACTTAGCTGAGAATATTAACTTAAATCGTGAGTATCAACAATATGTTGCTGAGAAATTAGGACAAACTATTGGTTACACTGAATATCTTGCGGAATCATTAAACGAAGGCGGCAACACTACTCAAAAACGTAATGTTCTTGGATCAGTTTCTAAAATTGACGAATCAACTACAATTGATTCACTAGTTTCTAAAATTGATAAAGTTATCACTGAAGTAAATGATAAATCTTCAAAAGCAGTTTTAGAAGGTAAATATCCATTCTTAAAAGTAATAACTGAAGCTAAACAAAAAGCATTTTATGCTCTTGATTCTGAGACAAAACACTCAATTGTTGAAACACTTAATGCATCAGTTTGGTTTAACGAAGCAGATGTTGTAAACATCATGGAAGCAGTAATTACTCACAAAAATGCAAATGTTCCAACATACCTTAAGTTTATGCCGGCTGAATACAAGCAAGCCTTCGGATCGATGAATGAAAACGAAAAAGCGAAAATTGCAGCAAAATCAGAGTTATATAACATAAAGACTCCGTATCAAGCTAAATATTTCTGGGACGAATTAGATCTTAGAGGCATGAACGAAAGAATTGAAATAGCAAAAAATAACACAAAAATAAAAGCACAACTCAACGAAAGTCAAAGTACAGAAGGCCTAGTACCTGTAAATCAGGTGGTTGAGATGCAGAGAGGTTACTCTCAAGGTTATATTGAGATGATTCAGCGTCAAGCTGATTATCGCAAATAATCAATAATTCAAAAAAATCAACGTAACACAATGGCACGTACAAAAATTTTCAAACGCTCAAGCGATTCTCGCTTAGCATCAACTTGGAAACCTGTTCTTGAAGGATACGGAGCAGACATGACAAGAACACCATGGTTAGCAGAATATGCACACAACCATGCAATCTTCGATAATGCAACTCCTTTATTTGAACAGTCAACTCCAGGCTTATTCTTCCAACAACCAACTTCTTTAGGTGGTTATATGGGAGCACCAAATGCACCAACTAACGCTATGACTCCGTTTAATGGCGCATCAAAAAACAGTTTTGCACCAGATGCAAACGGTTCTGGTGACAAATTTCCATCATTGCTTCCTGTAGCTATTCAAGTTGCAGCTAAGACAATTGGATTTGATCTTGTTCCAGTTATTCCAATGGATTCTCCAGTAGGATTCCTTCCGTATTTAGATTATCTTTATACTGGCGGTAGACTAGACAGCGAATTCGAACCATTTATGGTTAAAATCACTGGTGTAACTGCAAATGATTTCTTAGGAACCTTAACTCCAGGAGAGGCATTAACCCACGCTACTGCAAATGCAACGTATGACTTTGTTGGATATTCAAGAGTAGATGGTAATCTTATCTTAAGAGTATTAACTGACAATTCTGCTAATCCTACAGATTCGGTTGCTACTGACTTAACTGGAAATATCACCGATATCGGCGGTACCGCAACAGTCGGTACAGTAACAATTGCAGCAACAGACGTACAATTAGTATCTGCACTTGAAAACCATATTTCTGGTTTCACTTCAATGTCTGATACCGAGTATTCAACTGGTACTCCATTCAATGGCCCATATCTTCCATCAACTGGATCAGTACCGGGATCAATGAAGAGAGAAAAAGCTGAGGTTTCTAAATTCCGTCAAATGGGATTAAGAATGTTCACTAAGTTCGTAGAAGCAGAAGGTGACCAAGTGTCTATCTCTGCAACTGTAGAGCAAATCCAAGATTTAAACCGTGTATGGAACTACGACGTTATCTCTATGTTAGAGAATGTTGCAGTTAACGACATCGCTCAATCAATCAACAAACGTTTAACTGATCGTATCTTCACAATGGGAGACGCTCACACAACTGAAGTTGCTTTGGTAGAAGGTGCTGGAATCACTGATTTAGATCTTAACGGTGGTACAGGTGGATTCGAAAACGTATCTACTTTACAACGTCGTTTAGTAACAAAAATTCTTGAGCTTGCTAACTTAATCTACCACAGAGGTCGTTTTGGTGCTGCTACTTTCATTGTAACAAATGGTCGTATCGCATCTGCACTTGCTGATGTAGCCGGTTATTCAATCGCTCAAGTTCCAACTGATATGGCTGGAACTGCAGGTAACCTTTACCCAGCTGGTAAAGTTTACGGAGTTCAAGTTTATGTAGATCCTAACTTACGTTGGGGAGATACGCGTATTACGCTTGGACGTAAAGGTGGAGACGAAGAGCCAGGAGTAAAATTCATGCCGTATATCATGGCTGAGTCACTTCAAACAATTTCAGAGGGAACATTCTCTCCAAAAATTGGTATGAAGTCTCGTTATGCTATCACAGAAGCTGGATGGCATCCTGAAACTCAATACTTAAGCATGAACATCATCGGAGACGTTGGAGTTCTTACTGGTAGTGTTGCACCAAACAACTTAAGCTAATCAAATTAGTATATAGTTTAAAAAGAGGATCTTCGGATCCTCTTTTTTTGGTTAAGGAGATAAATAATAAAAAATATTAAATATTAAATATTATGGCAACAATTGTGTCAACTTTTTTAGGAATACAAGCTCAGTTTAAAGTATTTCACTGGCAAACAGGTTCATATGCTAAACATAAAGCATTTGACAGTATCTATGGAGAATTCGATGGTTTAATTGATGGTTTCATGGAAACATATATGGGAAAATACGGAAGAGTTGCTCTTGAAGGAGAAGAAGATTCTATTCAATTGAGTAATATCGGCGAGGTTAACATGGGAACCTATCTAGAAACTCTTACTGAGTTCTTATTGTCCTTTAATAACAAATTAAACGAACAACGAGATAGCGATCTATTAAATATTAGGGACGAGATGCTTGGTGAACTTAATAAGCTTAAATACTTGCTTACGTTAAAGTAATTATGAAAAGGTTACGTAGTTTAATTAATCAATTTAATGATTTTATTGCAGATCGAATGTCATATGTCTTATCGATGATGGCAACGTTTTATGTAATCTCATTACTTGTTGCAGTTCCATTATTATACAGTCAGCCAACTTCAATTGTCGCTTGGGCAAGTTATTTATGTTCAGTTGTATTTCAGGGACTTGCACTGCCAGTTCTAGGATATACTGCACGAAAGTCCGGAGATAAGACAGATGAGATGATGAGGGATATGCTTAAGATGACTAAACATATTGAAAAACTCACCGGACTAATTGAAAAGCAGCAAGAACACCTTTCAAAAGATATAGATGATATAATTGATGATTTAGAAACAAAGAAAGAGGACAATTAGTCCTCTTTTTTAGTAATGGTGGGCACCTTCGAAAAGAAAAGATTAAAATATAATATTAAATGATTTTTGATTTCTTAAGTAATAACTTGTTGAGCTCGTGAATCATGAAGGTTGAGAGGTCAAAATCAAAATCGATCGTCGTTTCATATGTACCAGATTTGCGGTCTGAGATATTAATATAATAATCGTCGCTGATCTCCAGCGCCCATATTCTTAAATATTTGTAGTATGATTAAATGCATCCAATTTTTCTTGGATCGAATCAATATGTTTCTCAAGCGCATCTACTTGTGCATCTTTCCACTCGATTCCAAAATGCGCAAGCATTTTGATTGGAGCATCTGAAGAATAACGATCACGATGATTACCAGAAGTAGTGTTTAAGTTACGTACTTGGCCTGCTCTCGACTTTAACTCAGAAAGAGTAAAAATATCTTCTCTTACTGGTGCACTTGCTGCATGAATAGCAGTTTTAAGCCTAACTAGATTTATAGTCTCGTCAGTATGTTCATCCCATAATTTTGCGATGTCATATGGCTGTTCTCCACCTTCAGCAACAGAGTTGTAAGATGCGATTTTGTGCCAAATCTTTTGCAGTTTAGCAGTTACTTTGTTTTTCTCTTTTAGAGCTTGTGCAATTGTCATATTTCTTTATTTTATTATTTTACTACTTCTTCGTATTTTTTCCAAGTGACTTCAATTCCATCATCATTAGTCTCAGCACCAGTCGGTATTGCTAAGAGAATATTACCATCTGCATCTTTTGCGATTGCAGTAAAGCCAAATCCTTCACAAATAATTGCGGTGTAATGTTCGGGCTGTAATCCGTCTGCAACTTCAACGATATCAAAATCGTGTGGAAATCCAATATCATGTAGATCACAGTATTGTTTTGAAAATTCTGCCATTCTTTATTAGTTTTTTTTAAGATAATTATTTGGATTCAATAAGTGTATAAGTGCCTTCAATTAAGCCCCATGAAGATTTCTCAGAAAACTTATATGTCTTAGGAACATATCCAGAGTCCATAGGAGTTGTTAAATACCATAATTGGCTGTCTTTCCAAGTAACATTTACAAGTTTTTCACCAGTCGGCAAATTGAATTTAGCAGTTCCACCAAATATTTTAACTGTTGAATTATCAGTACATGCAGTAAATAGTGTTGCAATTAAAAAGATGGTGATTAGTTTTTTCATATAGCTATTATACTAAGTATTTAATAAAGGTTAATGATTATGCAAAAATTTTATTAAGGAATCGTCGATACCTACTTAACTTTTTACCCAACTGATGTCCGCAATCAAGACAAGTCCAATAATTTCCAGTTAAAGTATGTGCACTAATATGTTCACATTTAGGACAATACATCATTTCGACGTCGATCGTATATTTTAAAGGTGTTTTCATTCACTTAATCTAAGAATTTAAAGGTATTATACTAAATAGACTAATAAGTTTTAATTAGCGCTTTACGAAGTTCCTGAAGATCATCTCTATACATTTGAGTATGTTCCCGCTTCTTGATTTCTTCTAATTCTTTCTCTTTAGCAAAGCAATCACCCAATAAATCTTCATATGTCTCTTTAGTTAGGGTATGAATTGGCATTGAAAGAAGATATGCATATGAACCATTTACTTCGTCAAAATTAGCAACTTGAAGAAATAGGATAATCTCTTTTTTAGGAACATTATTAATTTTTAATTTACCGCTAATTATTGCCTTAATGAATTCTGCTTTATTAGTAAGCACCATCATCTCTTGCGTCAATCGATTAATTAGAAACTCCTTACGTTTAATATAATATGCTAATCTAAATTTGACAAAATATTGAATTATCTCAGTCACACTATTGAAAATCTTAAGATTGCCATTTTCGTCAAGCACTGTAAAATTTTCAGACTGGCGTTCTTCCATTTTTAAAGTTCGATCTAATCGATTAGAATCAAGTAATGATTTAAGATCTTCACGCCTAAACTTAAGAACATAATTAATATTTGAACGACAATTATTGTCATAACTTGCAATACGTCGAGTATCTTCTAGCGAGCTTAATAATGCATCAAATTTTTCATAGGTCGCAGATGGCGGCAATTCGCTGACATCAATAGTTGATGTATTTTTAATCTCGTATTTACCTCTAAATACCCAGGCCAAGTGATTCTCTGGATCCTGTGTACAAATACCATTAAATCCATAGTACCATGGAGCAGGTTCGCGATAGTTCTTTCCATCTAATTCTTTAATACATGCATCAATTAGATCGAGAGGATTTCGATTTAAGATATTTGTTGCAAAGCCTACTGCGATTCCGCTACCGCCATTTAAGAGTACGGTTGGAATAATAGGTAAGAAGAATTGCGGTTCGATTTCATTACCTTCTTCATATCGTGACGTAAGTAGATCAAAATCCATATACAACAACCTAAAGTTCTTATGTAGTTTAGTAGAGATATATCTAGGTGCACCAGCTTCTGGAGAACGAAGAGAACCAAACTGTCCTATTTCTTCGAGAACTGGCATTGAATTTTTAAATTTTTGAGCCATTCCAATAATTGCACCATTCAAGCTTCCATCGCCATGGTGATAGTGTGCATCGGATGCAACTTTACCAGCAAGTTGAAAAATCTTAAGAGGTTTTTCGCTACCGTTTTTCCAAACTTTGTCTGCAACAAAAATAACTTTGCGTTGCGTTGGTTTGAATCCATCAATTACGGATGGAATTGCACGTTCTTCTACAACATAAACTGCATACTCTCTATAATCTTGATCAAGATAT